CTGGTTGCGGCTGAACCTGGTCTCGCCGTCGCGCGGATCATAGACCAAGGACCAGTTGCCATCGACATTCAGCTCGGGCGGCGTGGCTGGCCAGCGTTGCTGACGCGCCTCATCGCCGCCGCAATGCATGATCGCCCAAAGCACGGTGCGCCCGCGCCAGGCATCATTGGCGCTGAAATGCCCGCCGCTGCCCGACACGATATCGGCCGGCGGCGCGGTCTGGCTGCCGGTCCCGATCCAGTAGCGGACATAGGTCTCGCGGCCGGCGATCTCGACCTCGTCCGAGAAGAAGACGTCATTCGTTCCCCAGGCGCCACCACCGGCGGTGAAGTCATGTTCATTGCCGGATTTCTGGACCGCTCGCTTGTCGAGATAGACGGTGAAGGGACCCGCGCTCGGGCGGCTGTTCAGCAGGTAGCAGATATAGAGCAGCTTGCCGCGCACCTTCCAGCCGACCGGCGTGCCCGGTGCCCAGGTCTTGCCATAGACGTAGCGATAGGCCGGCAGCGAGGTCGGCCGCGCCAGTTCCCCGCGCACGGCTTCCTGGCGGGGCTTTTGCTGCCTGAGTTTCGCCACGACCATGCTGAGCCCGGCCGAGGCCGCCATCGAGACGATGCCCGCGACCACGCCATAGGCGAAGGACCCGGCTGCCGCCGCGCCGAAGATCGCGCTCGCGACCCAGGCGCCGATGGGGGCTGCGCCGGCGGGATCGGGCAGGGCAAAGCCGAGGAGCGCGGTGGTGATCAACAGCAGTTTACGCATGCCAGCCCTTCTCGGCGGATCGCAGGATCGCGAATCCGGCCATGGATTTCCCGGCCCAGATGCCGGGCGCGATGCAGATCAGAAGCGAGCCCGGCCCGCGCCCCATGTCGCCGAGGGCCAGCCCGCCCACGGCATGGCCGGGAAGCAGCGCCGCGCGCGCGGCCAGATCGTCGGCGAGGGCGCCAAGCCCGCCATGCCGGGCCAGCATCCGCTTAGCGCCAAATGCCCCTCGATAGCCCCGGACCGGCGCCATCGGATCGAAGCCCCAGAGCCCGGCGAAGACCGTGCAGGCGGCGCTGCAACAATCGCATGGCCCCCATTCGAAGGGGCGCGACATCACCCGCTCGACCTCGGCCATGACCTCCGGGGTTGAAACCGCTCTCGACATGACCGCTGATTCTCCGCCAACACTGGATGGATCGCGCTCCCCGTGAAAATAAGAGATGGATCTCAACATGGCGGCGAAGCGCTCTACGGTGAAACCCAGCGAGGCTGCCGAGCATCTCGAGAGAGCGAAACACATCCTTGCAACCATTAAGCAGGATGAGGGAACGCCTGACCGTGAGAAGCTTCGCGAAGTCCTCAAGGAAATCCTCGCCGGCATCCAGGCCATGACTTCGAAGAGCTAGGCCCATTATGGCTCGGGCCAAAGCGTCTTCTGCGCCTCGGCCTGCGCCAGGATCAGGTGGCGGCCGGCGGTGTCGCCGGGATAATTGCGCAGCTGGTCCTCATGGCTATGCGCGATCGCGGCCATGGTCCGATAGGACGGGCCGGTGGTCATGGTGACGCGCAGCCCGTACATGAGCGTCGTCGCGCCATCCTCCAACTCGACCTCTTCCGGCGACATGCCCATGGCGTCGGCGATGCCGGCGGCAATCTCGACCGCCCCGAGCAGGGTGTTGCCGCCCCGTTCGGTCACCGCACCGAGATAGGCGCGACAGACCGCGCCCTTGATCGCGGTATTCGAATAGGTCTCAAGCTCCGGAAAGTCCGAGACCAGCGTCGCGGTGAACTCGGTCGGTACGCCCCCGAAGGTCTCCTCGGGCATTTCCAGGCGTCCGAACTTGCCGACCCCGGTCCAGGTCTGCACGCCCCAGGTGATGTCGCCGAGATTGCTGTGCGCGCGGAGCGGCGCGCCGGGCCAGTCGAGATAGAAGAGAACCACCGGGAAGAAATACGGCCCGCTGATCGCCGAGAGCAGCGCCGCGGGCGTGTTGCGGATCAGGTCCATATGCCGGGGAACTCCTGGAAACCGCCGACCTCGTCGGCAAAGACCTCGCGGAAGGTCCAGGTATAGGTCCAGTCGCCGCTGACCGGCTGCAGGGCCCGCGGCATGCCGCCCTCGACCCGGAACACCGCCTCGTCCTGCCCGGCCAGCGCCACCCGACCGCCCTGGATGCCGGGGCTGATGTCGAGTTTCAGGGTGACGACACCATCCGCATTGGTCCGGGCCGGGCGCAGCAAACGGCAGACCGCATAGATGGACGCGTCCGAGCGGTTATAGACCCGGATAAAATCCCCCGGCCGCCCGACCAGCGTGTTCGCAGGCAGGCTGCCACCCGCCGCCCCGACCGTCAGAAGCGGCCGACCGCCGCTGGTGTCGAGCTGCCCGATCAGCGGGCGGCCGGTGAACCAGTAGAGCGGATCTCCCGCGGCGGTCCGCCAGGCCAGCGGATCGCCAGCCGCCGTCCGCCAGCGCAATTCGTCGCTGGTCCCGATGACACCCCGGCGATCGAGCTCGTCGAGCCACCAGTTGATCGGTGTCGATTGCAGGCGGACGGCATGGATGCCGCCTTCCAGCAGGTCCTTCAGCATCTCGCAATAGCCCGCGCCCATGCGGCCATTGGCCAGCGCCGAGACCTGCAGCACCGCCATGCGGCGGCGCCGTTGCGATGCCTGCATCTGGTCGCGCCCGGTCAGGAGCGAGCGCAGCCGGGCGGTGGGCATCACCGATGTCCACTCGCCCCCGATCGCGCCGACGGGCGGCCAGGGATAGACCTTGATCGGCATGAGCCCCTACCAGTTCTTGGTTTTCTTGTTCATGGCGCTGACGACCTGGACCGAGCGCTGGACGCTTCCGGCCTGCGCCTGGACGATGCGGGCCTGCACACTCGCCATGATCTTGCCGTCATCGCTCAGCGTCAGCTCGGAGGCCTCCATGGCGATGCCGAGTGCCCCACCCTGCCCCCGGGTCAGGTCCTGGACCCGTTCGCGGGGATGCATCATGGCGAGGAAGCCACCCTTGCCATCGAGGCCGCCCGAGCGGGGACCATCCGGGGTGTCGCCCCCGCCGTCGAAGGACATGAGCCCGCCCACGGTCGAGATCAGCGACGAGCCCCAGCTGGTGGCGCCGAGAACCCCAAGCGCGCCCTTGGCGAATTGCACCTTGGCAATCTCGGCCAGCAGGTTCGCGATCGCGTCTTTTGCGGCGTCGGCCCCTTCGAGCACCGAGCCGAAGAGACCGCGGAAGGCATCCTGGCCGCGATCGGTCGCGTCGCGCAGGCTTTCCAGCTTTTCCTCGGCATCGACATAGGCCTCGGCCATGTCGGTAATGCCCTTGCGGACCTCGGGCGTGATCTCGACCCCCGCCTTCTGTGCCGCGGTCAGAAGCTTCTGCTCCTCCTCGATCACCGAGAGCGCATGTTCCCAATCCCCGCCCGCCGCCGTCACTTGCGCAATGGCCTCGGCCTGGCGCTGATAGGCGGCGGTCTCGCCCTGCATATCGGCGACGCTGCGCTGGTATTCGTTCTGCCGTTCCCGCCCGCCCCGACCACCGCGCCGCCCCCGCTTCCCACCGGACCGGCGCGAGCTGCGACGGGCTTCCGTGGTCAGGTCGCGCCATGCGTCCTGCTGCCCGGCATCGATGTCGACCTGGTCGAGATGGCCCTGCAACTCGGCATCCGACATCCCGAAATACTCCGAACCGAAGGTATCGCGACCGTTCAAGATCTCCTGCTTGCGGCCGGCGATCTCGCCGGCGCGGCGGGCATCGAGCGCATTGCCCCCGGCATCGCGCACCGCCCTCGCGGCGTTGATCCTGGCATTCATCACCATGCCGCCGCCAATCGCCGAGATCAGCGAATAGGCGCCCTGCAGCTCGGCATTGACCTGCGCCATGGCATCGGCCCAGGCCAGCGTCTGGCTTTCATTGTCATGGAGCGCAGCCAGGGCATCATAAAGCGCGTCCTTCTGCGCATCGGTGATGTTCAGCCCCTCGATCGCGGCGGCCTGCTTCTCGAACTCGGCGTCCAGCTCGGCCTGGCGCACCTGCAGCGATTCCTTGCCATGTTCGGCAATCAGCTGGTTCATGGCGAGCTGGCTTTCCAGCGTCGCCAGCAATTCCTCGGCCTTGGCCGCGTCCGCGGCGCGAATGGCCGCTCGCTTGGCCTCGCCCTCCAGCAAGGCCTGCTGCAGCGGGACCATCTTCTCGTTGATGGCGTTCAGCGCGCCCTCGTCCGCGCCCGCCTTCTTCAGCGCATTGAGCTGGGCAGTATAATCATCGAGGCGCTGGCGCAGCCCGACCAGGTAGTCGTCGAGGCCGCCTTCCGGGATCGGCTGGGCGACATAGCGGTTGATCTCGCGCATGGCATTGCCGAGCTTCTCGGCCAAAGCGAGGTTTTCCTGGCTGATCCCGCCATAGCCGAAGAGCGTGTCGCTCCAGCTCGACTTGAAGCCGAGGTTGCCGGCCGCCTCGGCGAGGTTCGAGGATTCGATCCGGCCGGCGCCGGAGATGCCGCGCTCGCCGAAGGCATCGAAGCCCATATCGCTATAGGCCTTCGACAGGATGCCGGAGATCGAGGAGCGGGTCTTTTCCGCCTCGATCGTCATGATGCGACGTGCAATCTCGGCACCCTTCTGGGCCTCGTCGCCGTATTTCTTCTCGGCGTCGCCGGTATAGAGCAGCGACAAGCTCAGCGCATCGTTATAGCTCGACATGCTGTCCTTCAGCGCCTCGAAGGCGTCCCTGGTCTTGCCTGCCTCTTCCTGCGCCGGCATCAGCCATTGGATCGCCGCCGCGCCGAAACCAATGACCCCGATGGTGGCGAGCGAGACCGGGTTCAGCATGCCGACGAAGGCCGAACCGAGCGCCCGCAGCGCCCCGACCCCGCCTCCCATCTGGGTCAGCACCTGGCTGATCTGAGTGCCCTGCTGCAGCGCCAGTTGCAGCGGGCTTTGCCCGGCCGCCAGCATGACGCCGATATCGTTGAACTGCGACACCAGGTTGGCATTGGCACCGGCTGCCGAGCGCAGGTCGCGGCTGGCCGTCGCCGCGCTGTCCTTCAGACCCTTGATCTCTGTCTTGACCTTGCCCGCCCCAGCCGCGAAGGCGCCGGTGTCGAGGCTGAGCGTCGCCTTCAGGTTGCCGACATTCGCGGTCATCGCCTTGATCCCTTCTGCGCCTCTTGACGAATGTCTCACGCGGCGATACGTATCACATAATGATACAGAGCACCCAAGGCACCCTGATCGAACAAGTCTTGGCCGGGCGACCCGGCAAGGGATTTCCCGCCAACCTCTTCAAGGTCGCAGTGCGCAAGGTCGCGATGCTGCATGCGGCACGGTTGCTGGACGATCTTCGGGCGCCGCCCGCAAATCGCCTCGAAGTCCTGAAGGGTGACAGGGCCGGTCAGCATTCGATCAGGATTAACGACCAATGGCGCATCTGTTTCACCTGGACCGAGAACGGTCCGAGTGACGTCGAAATCGTGGACTACCACTGAAAGGAGCCGCCATGACCACGCTGCAAGTGCCGGTTCATCCCGGCGAAATCCTGAAACACGAATTCCTGGACGAGATGGGGATCAGCGCCGGCAAACTGGCGCGGCATATCCACGTGCCGCGCACCCGCATCGAGCGCCTGGTCAAGGAAGAAACCGCCATGACCGTGGATACGGCCCAACGCCTGGCCAAGGCCTTCGGCACCTCGGTCGAGTTCTGGATGAACCTTCAGCTGAACTACGACCTCATCACCAACCAGCCGGATCCCGAAGTGGCCGGAATCCAGCCGCTGGCTGCGGCCTGAAATCCAAGCTGCCTATCCGACAGCCGGAGGCAACGCGCCCCATGACGCGGCCAGGGCGCGCAGGGCCACTTCCAGCTGCTCGGCGGTTTGCGGGGTCGAGCGCTCCGCCTCGACCTCAACCGGAAAGAACTCGTCATAGCGGGGCAGCTTGCCGGCCATGGCCGCCCCGACCAGGGCGGCAGTGTTCCAGGCCGTGCGGTTGCGCATGGTCATTTCCAGGCGCAACCGCTCCAGAGCGGCATGGATCTCGATCGCATAGAGGCGCGGCGTCAGCCCCCAGAACCTCTCCCCGGCGTAACCCGCCTTCAGGAAGTTCCGGTAGAGCTGCGCCAGGGTTACGTCTTCGCCCGCCGCCTCCGCGGACGCCTCGCCTTTCCCGGTTTTGCCTTTGGCGCGGGTGTATCGCCCTCGACCGGCATCGCCGCGCCAAGCGCCTGCAGAAGCATGTCCGGGTTGGCGTCGATGATCTCTTCGGCGAGTTCGATCGTCATCCCGGGATCATGGGCCTTGAGCCCGCCATAGAAAAGCGCGCGGATGTCGCGCGCGCTGACCAGGCCGGCATTGACGCCCCCCTGCGCCAAGAGCCGCAGCAGGGTGAAGCCGTTCTTGCCGGTCTCCGCCTCATAGGTGCAAATCGCGGCGAAGTTGATGGTCATGGCATGGACCTGGCCCTTGTGGGTCAGGCGCACCTCTCCGTTCAGGTTCATGGCCCCTCCTTACGGCGCCGGCGTGACGGTCGCGAGCACCGGCTTGCCGGATGGCTTGATCGTGACCTGCGCGGTCAGCTTGCCCTCGGGCGAGACCTCGCCCGGCGTGTAATTGGTGACGATGCCGGTGAACTGCATCGCCAGCGTCCCGGACGGGAAGATGACCTGGAAATCGCCCTTGCCCGCATCGAAGGCGGTCAGCAGCGGGTCCGAGATCGCCGGGATCCAGTTGATGGTGAAGGTGCAGTCCGAGGCGGTCTTCAGCCCGGCGATGAACTCGGCCCAGCCCTCGGGGCTTTGCAGATGCGTGGCATCGACCGTGTTCCGGGTCCAGCCCGGCAGCGTGATGTTGGTGACCTCGGCGGTGTCGGAATAGGTCGAACCATTCTTGATCCCGAACTTGGATCCGAGGCCGATCTGGGCGGCGGTCGCAGGCATGATCTGCCCTCCTGATGATGATCGATGGGGGCCGTCACCCCTCGGGGGTGATCGGCAGGGTTGCGGGCGGCAGCCACTGGGTCACGCGAAAGCTCATCACCAGGGTGCCGACATTGCGCATGCCGTCGGTATTGGTGACGACGGTGGTCTCGTCGAGGAAACAGGCCCGGTCCGGACGCCGCAGCGTCGCGATGACCAGCGCCTCGATCACCTCGCTGTCCTGGTCGAGCACATCCTCGACCTCGTCAGCGCCGGCGCGGCGCAGCGCGACCTGCAGCAGGGTCCGGCGCGCGGTGCTGGTCATGCTGTCCTGTTCGCAGCGATCCTGCGGCGTCAGCACGCCGAAGACCGGCAGCGTGTCGTGATCGATGGCGCCCGACCAGACCCGCAGGACGGTGCAACCCGCGAAATGGGCGTGCGCCTGCAGCGCGTCGCGGACCGCGGTCCGGCATTCGGTGCGGAAATGTGCCATGCCGTTCCCTCAGCTGCCGACGATCTGCAACTCGCAGATCAGGAAGGCATCCGCTGCCGGCGAGCCGTTCGGATGCACGACCATGATCTGGAAGGTCCGACCGTCCGGGACGGTGATGCGGTCGCCGCGCCGGGTTTCCGGCGCCAGATCGCGCCCGACCCGCCAGGTCGGCGCATCGATGCGGACGATCTGGCCGTCCGCACCCTCGACCTCGATCGGGCTTTCGCGAAAGATCGACTGGATCTGGCGCGAGAATCCAGTCGCAGGGACATAGCCCACCGTCCCGCCCAGGATGCCAGAGAGGATGCCGGTCATCCCGTCGAAGATCGACATCAGCGGATGACGCCGTCGAGCAGCACGATCCCGGTCGCCGACGGGCTCGCCGCCACCTCCACTGCGGCGCCGATCAGCTTGTTGCCGCTGGCAGTGGTCGTGACGACCTTGCCGGTATCGTCCCAATAGACCTTGGCGCCGGCCGTCCAGGCCTGGGCCGAGGTTTTCGGCAGCTCGAAGACGCCACGGCGCACGAGAATGACCGCTTCGCCGATCCCGGCGTCGCCCTGGGCAACCCCAAAGATGTCGCCGACCAGCACACCCGCACCGCTGGTGACAGCGGCGGCCATTGCCAAGGTGATGTGCTCACCCGGCTGGATCCAGTTTTTCATGATCTTCTCTCCATGAAAGGGAAACGACGAAGGGCGGCCTAAGCCGCCCTTTCATCAGGAAATTGACCGGAGCTCAGGCGCCGTTGTTCTTGAAGGATCCGCGATACTCGACCGCGGCGGCGCCGAAGATATGGCGCGCGTTCATGGTCACCGCGTCTGGGTTCATGCCCTCGATCGTCTGGACGGTCGGCGCATTGTAGCCTTCGAGATAAGCATGCGCGATCGGCGGGAGGTCGCTGGAGATCAGATACCAGGCGGTGTCCGAGCCACCCGCAGCCGCCCCCAGGTTCGGCACCACGCTGGGCGCGAGGGTCGACTTGTAGGGATTGACGTTGCCGTCCACCGCGGGGGTCACTGCCGTGGCGAATTGCAGCGCCACCAGCTCAAGTGCCGGGGGGACGATCAGCCGGTCGGGCTCGACCTGCATGAAATCGTCCTTGTCCTTCGTGCCGAAAGCGCGCTGTTCCCACATCGCCTTGCGCGCCGCCGCGACCGAGACCGCCGAGATCGCCGCTGCCGCACCGCCGGAAGCCAGGTTGCTGTGGCTGGCGTGAAACAGTGCGGTATTGTCGGATTTCAGCGCGGCGTTCGCGCGGATCAACGCCCAGACCATGGAGTTTTCCATGCTGCGCGCCGCCATGGCGAATTCCATGGGAATGCGCTGGAAGGCACCCATGTCATCGTTCACGACCGCCTCGAAGGTCAGCTTGATCGTGCGCCCGCGGCGTTCGACCTTCAGGCCCTCGGCCTCATCCGCCAGAACCGCCGACTGGTATTCGCCATTCTCGGCCACCGGCTTCAACGAGAAATCACCGCCGAAGCGAACCGAATGCAGCTCGCGGAAGTCGGTCGCGGTCAGCGGCGCGCCCGTCACCAGTTGCCAGGTGGCGGCGCGGCGCTGATAGGCTGCCTGAAGGGTGCGGTTCATCACCTCGGTGGTGACATATGCGAAGTCGCTGACCCCGAAGGCACCGCCCATCATGGTGGTCGACCGCATGCCGCGGCGGATGGTATCGGGGTCATTGAAGCCGCGCGAGGGTCCCGCAAGCTCCATGGCGAGGTGGCGGATGCGCATGCCGCGGAACTGCTGGGCCGGGCCCTCGGCCTGTCCCATCATCGCGCCGATCATGCCCTCCAGCTGGGTTTCTGTATCGTCGCGTGTGATCGTGGCGCGCTGGCCGACGGTGCGCCCGGCAGGTTCGGCAGCGGCCATGGTGGCCATGAAGCGCGAACCCGCGACCTCGGCCGACACGCCCTCATCGACCAGCGCATCGACATCGGCCTGCATCAGGCGGCCCGAGGAGACGAAGGGCGCGGCCATCTCGCGAATGGCACGGGTCCGGGCGCGCTCACCGGCCAGGACGTCGGCGGTGCTCGGCTGCTGCATGGTCGAGGGCGAGGGTGCGGGGGGTGTTACCGCGGGAGCCTGCATGGTGGCCGGGGCATCCGCCTGCGGCGCGTCGGTCGGGGTCTCGTTGGCCATCGCGGCCTCCTTTTGCTGATTGCCGCGCGCAGCGGCGGGGGATTGGTCGGGCCGCGCGGCCCGATCCGTTGCCGGTTTCTGTTTCGCGGCACTGATGCGTTCCATCAGCACGCGGTTGGCACCCATAAAGGCGGCGCGGGCGGCCTCGAGGGTCGCCGATGCAGGGGGTGCCGATGTAGCATCATCCGCCAGACCATCGGCAAAGCCCTCGGCAATGGCCGCATCGGGGCCATACCAGGTCTCGGCCTTCATGATCTTCCGGGCCTCTTCTGGGGTCTTGCCCGAGGCTGCGGCATAGACGGAGGCATAGGTCGAGGCGGTGACCTCGAGTCCTTCCAGATGACGGCGGCCTTCATCCACTGTCCCGAAGATTGCCCCGGACGGATCGTGGATCATGATATGCGAGCCAGCTGACAGGAGCCGCTCAGCCCCTGCCATGAGGATCATCGAAGCCGCCGAGGCCGCCACGCCCTCGACGATGATGCGACAGCCGCCGGCATGGCCGGCGAGCATGGCGCGGATCTGCTCGCCTGCATTCACATGACCGCCCAGCGAATTGATGCGGACAGTAATCCGCCCCGCGCCAAGCTGTGCCAGTGCGCTGCGAACCATCGACGGGCTGAAGAACACGTCCTCGTCCCACATCCAGCTCATCCAGGAATCGTCGATGACGTTCCCGGACAGGATCAACTCATCGTTCGAGATCAGGTCAGCCCCTGTCCGCATCTGGCTTATCCTCTGTGTCCGTGGGTTCGGCGGCGTTCGCTTTCGACTCTTGCTCGGCGGGCGGCTTCAGACCCGCGGCGGCATCGGCCTGCTGATCTGCCAGACGTTCTTCCCGAATTCGGTCCGGATCGCGGCCCAACTCGCGCTGCACGCCCTGCCGGCTGTTCAGCCCGGCATCGACCTCTTCGATCATTGCGGGGATTTCCTTGGTCGGATCGACGAGGATGCGGCGCGGCGGCGTCCAGTCGATGGTGAAGTCGATGCCGCGATGCCCGACCAGCGCCAATCCCTCACGGAACCAGCGCTCCATCCCGGCACCGAACTGGGCGATCATCAACCCGCGCTGCCACATGCGGACCAACCGATCCATTTCGTTGCGGCCCAGTCGGCCGGATGAAAAGTTCGTGCGGCGAAGATCCCCGGTCAAAGCCTCATAGGTGATCCCCAGTCCCGCGGCGATGGTCCGGAGCCCGGTTTCCATGAACTCGCCATAGCCCTCGACCGTGGGTGGATTGGTCGATACCGGCTCCGCGCCCTCGGGCAGTTCCACGATGGCGCCGGGTTCCAGCGCCTCGAGCCCAGCCCCTGCCTTCGTGCTCCGGGTCGAACCGACTGCCCATTTCAGCATGATTGCCAGCAGCGCCGACATCCGCTGCTTGAGGATCTGCGCCTCCTGGTAATCGGAGAGCTCGCCCAGCGTCATCATGACGGGCGCGAGCCACGGCACCCCACGCAGCTGGCCCGGTCGTTCGAAGCGACGAATATGGATCACATCCGACCAATGCACCCGCGTCGATTCCTGCGGCTTGCTATGACGGATCGCACCCGGATGTTCCGGCAGGAAATGGTAGGCCTCGACCGCACCGGTCGGACCATATTCCACCCCCTCAAAGACGAGGTTATCGCCGTGGCTCTGGATTGCCATGTCGAGGCAATCCGCCTCAAGCAGTTCGACCTGGTAGGGCAGCGCAAGATTGCCCTGAAACCGTGGCGAGCGCATGCGCCGCCGCAGCAGCACCTCGCCATCGGTAAAGACGGTCGACATGCAGATCTGCTGCATCTCGAAGAGATCGTATTCACCCAGGGTATCGATGTCGTTCGACAGCAGGTGCCGCTTCAGAAGCTCTTCGACAGTCGCCTTCGCGTTCGCGCTGGACGACCGGATCGAGGGGGCGATGCCCTCGCCCACGACGTTCGCGACCACGACGTCCCGCGCCCGCGCCGCGTAGGCGCGGTTGCGCATCATGTCGCGGCTGAGCTGTCTGAGCCGAGCGCGCGAGCCGAAGGCTGCGGCATCGGCCGCGGTGGCCGGCGCCTTCCAGCCATAGGTTCGCCGACCGCGCGAGGCCGCGTCGTAGTTCATGACGATGGCGGTCTGCGCACGCGCCGTGGCCCGTCGCAGTCCGGCCGCCGGGCTGAAGAGCCCGACAGCCCGATCGAGAATGTTCATCAGAAGCCTCGCGTGGTCCGGGGATAGCTGACACCGAAGGCAGGACCGCGCGCACCGGCGAGTTCCGCCTCGATCATTGCCAGCGTGGCGCGCATATCGGCGAGCGAGCGGAACTTGACCCGCTCGCCGGCGACCTCGACCTCGGCCGCACCCTTGGCGATCGAGGCCCGCAGGCGATCGGCATCAGCCTGTGTATAAGACATGGCTCAGCGCCTCCTGAGGAAATTGATCTTGCGCGGGATTTCTGGGGTCGGAACATCGCGTGCGCTTTCCGCATCGTTGGGCCGCGCCAGCGGTACCGCGTTCAGATTGGTCAAACCTGCTACGCACCATTCGGGTGGGGCCTCCCAGTTCACCCGGTTCAGCCCCTTGTGCTCTGCCATCGCCAGGCCCTGCACCGAATGGTCGAGGCTCTCGTTGCGCAGCACGCCCTTCTTCAGCTCCCAGCCCTTTTCGCCGCGGATCTCCGCGAGGTGTTCGGCCAGATGCTCCGCGCCCATCCATTGCGGAATATGCTGGGCGCCGACCGGGGTATCGGTTCGCCCGAGCGCCGCGATCACCGAATCCTTCAGCCGGTCCACCGCCATGTTCAGAAGCTTGATGCCCCTGCCCTTGCCCCCGCCCGACGACCGCTCCGGCGCTTCGTGCCAGACCCGATCCCGCTGGTTGAAGCCACCGCGACCGATCGAGAGAAAGAACTTGCCACCCTGCCCTTCGCGGTTCTGCTTGCGCCAGAATTTCTCGGCATTGTCCGACCAGCCCTTCGGACCGTTGAAGTCGATGACCACCGCGAGCGGCTTCAAACCCCGGTCCGTGCCATCCACTGGAAAGACCAGATCGGCCAGCTCCGCGAGCACATCCGCATCCTGGGCATAGCGCCCCGGATCGACAGCGCGGTATTTGCCGTCGTCGCCCTTGGCGTTGGGTGCGTGATCCGGCGGCTGATGGATGGCATATCGGTCGATTGCCACCCGCTGGCCGTCCTCGCCCCAGGCCATGACCATGACTTCGAAGCGGTTGCCCTGCACGTCCACCTGGACGGTAATGAAACGCGCCCAGCTGGGCGCGATGCGCTTGGGCAGAGAAAGCGCATGCTGCTGCAGCATTTCCAGCGTCAGCGCGTCTTCATCATCATCCTTTGGACGCTGATACGGAACGCCGATTTCGGTGTAATGCACCCCGGCGAAGTCCAGATCGTCGCCGGAAATCTCGAAGGCGCGCCGGGCCGTCTCGTAGCGCTCGACCAGCCCGGACCAGGACGAGAATGCGGCGGCTGCGCCATTGAAGGCGTAGCTCGCAAAAGGCGTGTTGCGCACCAGCGGATCGTCGATCCGGACAAGGCGGCGCTGACCTGTCTCTTCGTCAACCTCGCGGCCTTCATGCAGCCAGCCCCCATGATGGGACATGGCGCGCCGGTTCATCTCGGGCTTGTGACGGTGCGACAGGACCGAACCACAATGCGGGCAGACCATGACCGCCATGTCGCCCGCTTCGCCCGGATCGAGATCCCGGTCGTAATCGAGCCGCGCGAAGCTCGGCTCGTAAAGCCCGTCGCAATCCATGCATTGCCAGTACCAGCGCCCCCTCGTCCCCTCGTTGTAGAGGTTGACGATGCCGCCGGTCGTGGCAGGGAGGAGATGCGGTTCCAGCGCGCTCGCCGGTCGCATCATCATCTCGTCCACCGGGAATGCCGGGGTGCTTTCGGCAAAGACGCAACCCCGGCTCAGGAATGTCCGGATCCGCTGCAGCGCCATACCCCAGGGCGAAGCCTCCGGGGCATCCTTTGGGCCCAATCGCTGCGGCATGTGATCATAGTCGGTCAGGAGCACCATGCGCTGCGACCGCGACGAAAGCTGGTTCGGGACCGGATAGCCGATGCCGAGGCGCATTCCCTTGAACCGCTTGCGGCTGAAGGTGCTGTCCTCGCGGGCCTTGCCGAGACGTTCCGCCAGCAGCGGGCTGTTCAGGATGGCCGGATCCAGCTTCTCCTCGACCCAAGCGTCCGCATCGGTCTTGGTCATATGGATCAGCTGTACCGGTCCCGGGGCACAGGTGATCGCATGCGCCGCCACCGACAGGAGCATCTGCGACTTGCCCGACTGCGAGGGACCGACGAAGATCACGCCTTTGAAGCGGCGCGATTGTGAGATGTCCTGCGGTTCGACGGTATAGGGCGCGACATTCCGATCGTAGCCGCCCCAGCGCCCGGCAATGGGAACGCGCAAGGATCGCTCCGCGGCATCTGTCACCGATACCCGGCTGGGCGGGTCGAGAAGCGGCAGGGCGTCCGCGACCAGTTCTTCGGGCGTCAGGAACGGAGGCAGCGGTGGAATGCGACTGACCTGCCCCATCCCGCGATCGAGCATCATCACCATGATCAGAGATCCATTTCCGATTGCCGGCCCGAGATCGCGACGACCGAACCGGCGCGCGAAACCCGCTCCTCGATCAGCCGCTTGGCCTCGCCGCGCACCTGGTCGCAATAGTCCTCAAGCTGGGCCACCTGCGTCGCAGTCAGGCCGAAGTTCATTTCCGCGAAGTCCGGCAGGCTATCCATCGCGGTGCCGAACGCGACCAACATGTCCTCGGTCAAAGCGCGGACGCGGTCGGCGCGCAGCAGATCGCCACGCTGCTCGGCAACCCGGTTGCGATGGTACTCCGCTTCGGAAAGCTTGCGCAGCTCGTCGGCAGAAAGGTGCCCCTCCTCTTCCGCCTGATCCTCGTCGAGGTTGCGAAACGCGAGGGCCGCCTGCGAGGCCAGCTCGTCGGCGCGCAGCTTCGTCGCCCTGGTCCGGTCGTCGCGATCCTGTCGCCAGGCCCAGCAATGCAACAGCCGGAACTCATAGGCGACGCCGTTCTGGCCGCTGGACATGACCGGCATGCCCTTGTTCACCCAATCGGTGACGGCGTTGACCGACACCCGGAACGCAGCGGCGAGCTGGACCCGGTTCAAAGGCGTGCCGTCATCCTCGACGCCATCGGGTAGCGGATAGCGTGCAAGATCGAGCACGCTCCCGTCCGAGAGCGTGAGAAGTTCTGACATGACAATCCCAACATGAACAACAGCAACCGCAACAGCAGTAAGCCGTTGACATTGCTGCCATGAATTTAACGGGGCCCGAATTACCCCCGTGCATGATCCTTGCCGGAAGGACCCGAGGCCGATCGGGCAGGCTATCCTCGCCCGCTGGCCCGGGCAGCGCGCGCCTCGATCTGGCGACGAAGATGATCGGGCAGCCTCAGCCGGAACACTTCGTCGGCACCGTCATAGAAGCCGAGCCGCTGTTCGTAATGCGGTGCGGTCCGGGTGAAGCGCAGCACCTGGTAAATGACGCCGTCTGGATCCCGCTTCCATATCCCGGCAGGCAGGCGGCTGTCCCGGCTCGGGACGAAGAAGCCCGCCCGCTTCCGGTTCCGCTTGCGCGACGCCTTGGTCGTGTTAGCCGTGCTGTCCCGCTGCGCCTGCACCGCCGACAAGGCTTGCGTCCGTTCCCCTCTTGCCCAGTTGCCATAGGCATCGAGCTGGGCAAAGGGCGCGGGTGCGACCCCGGCAATGATGCCGTCATAGGCCAGCCGGACGTCGAGCAGCTGCTCCAGCCCGGTGCGCGGACGCAGGCCGCCGCTTTCCTGCACCTTCAAATAATCGCGCCTGGCTTGGCGCGGCATCTCGAACACCGCGGCCTCAAGCCGTTCGGTATGGGCCTTTCGCATTCCGAAGGCGTTCCGGGTGAAACTGGTCGGACGATCGAAGACCGTGTCGACCCGCCCCCGGATATGGCCCAGCACATCCGCAGCAGTCAGGTCGAGCGCATCCTTGGCCGCCCATTTGACCTTGTGGGCCGAGAGCTGGGACAGGCTGTCCTGCAGGTCGCGGTCATCCAGCGCGAGGGTGAACATCATAAATGCCTTTGGAACATTCGCGGAGACACCAAGGTTTTGACGCATTCAAGCCAGATGGAGGAAAACCATGGACCGGCCCAAAGAGGACGAACAACGCGTACCCGGCCAGCCGCCGCGGGACGAAGGTACTTACCCTGCGGGAATGGAGGAAGAGCGTTCGGACCCCGATGAAACGACAAACCGCCCAATCGATCGACGGGACAACGCTCGAATTGACGACCCGACCACATCTCGGCCACGACCCGACATCGACAACAATGCCCCCGATGAAGAAACCAACGACCCCACGCAGTAGCCGCGCCCCGTATCTCAGCAAGATACTCCGAAAAAGATCAAGGCTCGCTTGTAACACTGCCATTCGCGCCGGGGTCGCCACCATTTCCTCGGGCGTCGTCTGGAGCCTGGACGCTTAGCGGATCGGCTTCCTCCACTTCATCATGCCATATCAGACGGCCGAAAAAGAAGACCACAACAATCGCCGCCAGGATTGACACCACGGCGACCCCTGCGCGAGCAAGCCGCCGCGGGCTGGGCCTTTTGTCATCAGAGTGTTTCATGATTGGCTCCAATCCATTCTGGCTTGGAACCCGGTGCCCCTGCGCATGTTCCAGTCCATTTGGACAGGGAGAGCGCCGGAATAGAATTGGAAAACGCCCGCAAGGGTTTCCCCTCCGGGCGCACGTGTGGTGACGGCAGAATGTCAAGGAAGCCAGGGGGAAGTCAACAGCTATTCCACGGCGCAAGTTCAGGAAGCCCATCCACAATCCGGATGGATGTGAATCGGACCCAGGACAGATCATAAAGCAGGTAGGTCAGCGCCCCGTGCCAAGCGAGGTATTCGCGCCTGCGTTGGCCGAGCACTGTCGCCGAACCGGTGAGGCTCACCGGGCAGATTTCTGGCCGATAGGTCTTCATCCGGCTCCGGCTATCGCGAAACGTCACTTCCTTCAATTTTCGTGTCGCCCACCACCACTCCCCCGCGTCGGTCATCTCCCATCCGCAAGGCACGATGCGACGCCGCTCATCCACTCGCCAGTCCGGCGCGCTGCGCGACCTCGCCCATTCGGCGATCTTCGACGCCATTTGCCGGCCACCATATTCAATGGGAAGCCGCGCGACCAATGCAGCAACGATCTGGGCGTCATCATGTGGCTCGCTGGAGCCGCCGCCATCGATGCGGCATCCGAGTTCATGTTGACGCTGCAGGATCCAGATCGCATCAACACCCCCCCGATCGAACTCATGCGCGCCGGTTTCATCGAAATCGATCCGCGCATGTTCAACGGCAAAGGCCCATTCCAGAGCTTGCTGGATGGTCATCTCGCGCAGCCTTGAGGGCACCGGCCAGATCGCGGTCATTGTACTGTCCCTTCCTGCCCAGCCTGGATCGCAGCGATTTCCGCCATGGCGCGTTGCCAGTTCCGCAGCCACGCTGCCTCGGCGTCCGTGGCCATGCCGGCCGCCATGTTTTCTTCGATGATCAACCGGCGGCGATCGTTCTTGACCGCCTCCTCGCGCAGCTGCTTTTCCTTCCAGCCGCCCTCGACGAACGGTGGCGGCCCGTAGCGCACAACTTCCTGATACATCTCAAAGGCCCAACCCTGCGCCAGCGCCCGGCGGCCCAGTGCGGATTTCATCATGCTGCGCGGATAGGGCGAGGTTTCCGGCGGCGGCGGGCAAGCTGTGATGGCGACGTTGCGCACATGAGCTTCGCTGGGCCATTCGCCATTCGTGGCCAATGCCGCGATGTGATCGCGCAACCCGTATAGCTGCTCATCACTCAGATAGCCGAGCCAGCCGCGTAGCCGCGTCAGCATCGCGTCATGTCCTTCCGGGCTAAGGCGCCTGCCCTTGCCGTCCTTCCCGCGCTTCAGCCCCGCCAGAGGTTCCAGCAGCAAGGCATCAACCCGAGCTTCCGCTTCCGCCTTTGTCCCTGTCATCGCCATATCCCCGTTTTCTCAGCTTGCCGACTTATCCACAGGCGCGACCCTTGCCGCCCGTAAGGAATTTCATGTCCTTGTCGTTGTCGGTGTGATGTTCTGTCCTGTAGGGCAATTACAGTTCAGGGCCTGAAATCATGCTGAAATCCGACTGAAATTAACTGTAATCATTACAGTAAATAACGGTCACATTTCAGCGTATTACAGTTACTTACAGTTCATCACGCCGACCACTGCCTCAGATACCTTCGCCGTTCATCGCAACGACCTTCGGCGTTCCGAGAACCGTTTCCATCGCCACCCTCACATTCTCGGAGGTGACATAGAGATCGCTGTCCCTGATCCAGCTCGCGATCTGCTCGACCGCATAATCGTTGCCCGCGATACGCCCGTGCTTGGCCTCGCGGAGCTTGGAGCGAACGCGGGATTTCATCGTCGCCCAGGCCGCGACTTCGCGCCCACGTTCCCGCCCGCGTTTGCGCCTAAACTGCTCCTCCGCGATTTCCGCGATCAGGGGATGCGCCAGGCGTGGCCCCTCGCCGGGCGGCGCGTCGTCGATATGCACCGCGCGCCAGCCGTAAAGCGCCCCATCCCGGGCCTCGCGCCAGCCGTCGACGTCAGCTCCGAACCTCGCCAGCTGAGCCAGCTCGATATCATCATCCGGCAAGGTTCCAGCCGGGTTCTGCTTCAGGCTTGCGGACCAGAGCAGCAGCGCGGTGCCAATATCCTGGCGCCTGCCCTCGTAAATGGCCGAGGCTACGAAGCGCGAGGACAGCAGCCGCTCGACATAAAGCGGCATCCAGTCGAAGCTCTGCAGCCGGTCCCCGTAACGCAATGGATAGGCCCAGAAATCGCCAAGGACGGCATCTCGGGCGGGCGCGGTATCGTAAACGCTCAAAGCAAGCCTCCGGTCGCGGCAGGAATGACATCTGCCGGGTAATCGCTCTTGCGCTCCAGCCGCTTGCGGCAGGGCGGAATCCAGTGAAAGCGGGTGTGGTCAGCCTGCGCGCCGCGGCGCCAGACGAGCCAGCTATAGGCGGTGGCCGTGCTGCCCTTTTCGGACAACCTGCCCCGATGCATAACCACGCGCTCGGTGAACTGCAGGATGTCGCTGGGTGGGAAGGCGCGGAACAGGTCGCGGTAACGTCCGGCACCTTCGAGGAAAGCCGATCGGACAATGGCGGCGACACCGTCCCGCGATGTTGCCAGGGCGCGTTGGATGAACTGTTCCGCAAGGCGGAAACGCGGGTTCATGAATGTCCAATGCACCGCCGAAGGCAGCGGCCCGAACAGGTAATCGCGCAGCGGGAAGCCGGCGCCATAGTCATGGATATCGGCCGCATCGACTTCTCCGAAAAACTCTCGCAGCGGCGCGACCATGTGGCCGCGATTGGCGCATGGCTCTCGCACGATCATAGAGCTGAGGGGCGTCAGGACCGTCTGCGCTGCCAGCCATTCACAGAGCGCCCGCGTCGCCCAAGGCGGTGTCGGGAAGTCATCAAGACTGTCATGCGGCTCGGATCGCTGTTGCATGACGGCGGCGCTACGGTTCTGGCTCATGCAAAGGCTTTCCCGGCGCGCGCATCCGCTTCCATCAGCTTTGCCAGTAGGTATTCGGAGTATTTCGGTGTGACGCCCTTGCGCAGCGAGCGATAAAGATGCGTCCGCCCTACGCCCAGATATCGGATAGCTGCCTCGATCGAAGCGAACTGGCGGCCATGGATCATGCAGGGCCGGACATTGTTCAGCACGATCCGCTTGGGCGCGCTGTGGCCTAACCCGGCGCGGTCGCCGGTTCCGAAGGTGCGCAACTGGTGACTTATCGTGGCCGGCGCGACCCCAAGATCCGCCGCCGCCATCGAGATGGAGGGATAGAGCTTGCCCCGGACGGTGACAGGCACGCAGACCGTCGCGTCGGGACGGTGCTGGACTTTGCCAGCCCGGTGCCGCTTGCGCCATTCGCGTTGCCGCGCGACTTCTGCCGCCCGGCAACCATCGCAGCGGCATTTGTATCGCTGGTAGCCGTTGGCGGTGCCGTGCGGGATGTCGGGGCTCATGCCCCGCCCCCGATGACCTGACCGAAGCCCAAGACCGCTGATGCAACCAACCGATGTAGCGAAGTCTTGCTCACCGACGCGTCGGCCCGGACGCGCGTTAGAAAAATGATTGCGGGAGAAAAATGATGTGGGCAGCGTTCCAGAAGAGACCCCTGAAAGGCCGCACACATGCCACCCGAGCTTGAGACCCAGCTACTTACTCGTCTGCAATCCCATGAACTCCTACTTGCGGCAGTCATGCGGACGATGCTGAAAGGGTGGCCGGAAGAAGACGTCAGTGATGCCATTTCGCAAATCCTTGACGAATTCTTGAAACTGGAACTTCCCCCAAGCGCCCACACCGATGCGGGCACCATTCAAGCCATCTTTGCGCGCCATGCCCTTGCCGAGGGCATGCTTCGCCAGACACTGTGGCACCTGAAGCCCACCAATTGGGACGAGGAAGCACCTGACGGCGCCCAATCACAGGACTGGGTATATGCTGGAGTGAGGCATTAAGAGCGTCATGCCCAATCCTCGTGAACGAACGCGCGGCTGGCTTCTCGATCACTGCTTCCGCGCCCCCTTGATCTTGTTGAAAAACTTTTCCGACTGCAATTTGAACCAATCGGCCTCGGCGGCTGACTGTTCTGCCAGCCGCATGGCCCGGCGATGACGGGCCGCGTAAAAGCGCTGCGCGATGCGCCACCAGACCCGCATTACTGCACCTCCGGATCGATGACCTGGAACACAGCCTCGGCGCCGACAAGGGCGATCACCTTCAGCACATAGCGGAAATGGGGGGCGTTCTCACGCCGCAGCCAGTTGCGCACCGTGCGTGGCGTCACCGGGCGGCTGTCCGAGGTCAGGACATCCGCTGCCAATTCCGCCAGTTCGTTTTCGGACCGCGCCTCGGGAAAGGCCCGCCATAGCAGACCGGCAAACCACATGCGCTCCGCCTCCTCGCCACCGCATTTTCGGAAAGACATTTCAGACTGCCCTGTGCTGTTGTTTCCTCGTGCAGAAGGACGATCACCAGAACGGAGAGAGGACGCGGGATGATGAAGGGTCATGCCGCGTCCTCGGGAGTTTCGGAGCGACGAAGCCGCTCTCGCTCAATCGCAGTGCGAACCTTGGTCACCGTCTCCGGCCAAACCCTTTTTCCATCGCGCAGTCGTTCATGAAATCTGCCGCCTTGCCCAGACAACCTACCGAGCGTGCTCACAGAAATCCCGAGCTCCGCAGCGGCGGATTCCATTTCGAAAAGGAGGGAATGCGTGTCGGTCATGAAACCATGGATAGTGTGATATTTCACACCTATCAAGGTGAAACTTCACATTCGCATGTGATACGTCACACAGCTATTCAAGGCTCATGGATGTGAACCAAACCTTCCGATTTCGACTAGAAGCCGAAATGAAGGCGCAAGGCCTCAATCCGGCTAGCCTCTCTGTTCGTGCGGAGATGAACCGGCGGGCGGTTCAGGACTTGCTAGAGGGGCGCGCCCAAAGCCCAAAGCTTTCCACGGCTTACGCATTGGCAAAGGCCCTTTCTGTGAGCTTGGACGTATTGACGGGAGACGCGCCGCAAAAGGCTATTGCTCCAAAGCTGCTCGAGCTTCTGTCGCAATACGATCTAGCCGAGCAAGAGCGACTTGCAGAGGCAATCTTGCGCCTTCCTCGGGTGCCGGGGCCAGGGCAATCAGCGCCAACATAAGTTGGAACTCGCTTGCGCCCCTCACCTTGCCCAGATCCCCCATCACCCCTCCGACTCACAGGAACATTACTAGAACACTAGGCAAGCTTTCGCCGACCCATCAACCCGAAGAAGAGCGCCAGCCATACGATCAAAGTACTATCCGCGCCCAGACGACACCGCACTGTTCTGATATCTATCTGAAATAAAATATAAAAATGAGATGGAAGGCCAAGCATGCTGAGGACGATCTTATTCATCACCGGGTTCGGCATGACGCTCGGGGCCTTCGCGAGCTTCCATCGCATCGAAGATCCGTTCTCGGGCGACGGCCCCGCGAAAGCCTTCACCTCCCTGTTCTGGTTCATCCTTGGGACGGCCATCGCCGTTTGGGCCGCCCGCCACGTTCTGACCACAATCGCGCGGATTGGGGCGTCCTGGTTCCAAGTCGAAGATGGCAACGACTTCGTGACGCTTTGGCTGAAATGCAAGAAGGCCGAACTGCGCGCCCGCACAAGCGAGGCCTTGGAAAAAGCCAAAGAGCCGAAGTGATGGACGAAGGCGGCGAGGATCCAGAACAGATCGAAATCGCCGCGCGTGTGGTGATCGGTTTGCTGCGGCTCCAAACGGTGCAGAAGGGGGTAATTCCTCTCACTGAACTCCCCCATTACCTCAGAATGGCAGCCGCCGAGCGGGAAAAGCACGGCGACTTCGGCGCGGCCAGAATGCTGAGCGACTGGGCGGATATACTGGGAGATTGGGCTTAAGTATAAGCGCTTACTCACCATTCATCTCTAGAGTGCTCACTTTTTTTGGGGGATGATCATGCGTCGCAGTGAGGCACAGGCAGTTTCGCGCTACCGCCCACCCGCCGGCAGGATAGCAGGGGCGAATCGCGGGGTCATTCTCAATGTGTGATATTTCACATCATTAACCTTGACCGTGTGATACTTCACACGTATCAAGTACCCATCGGCATCCCGCCGAATGGGAGATCGCACGGATGGATGACCACTATCCCCACATCAGGACCTTCCAGTCCCAGGTGAAGCGGCCCGAGGACAGGATGAGCGGCGTGGCGTCGGTGATTTGTGTCATCGCGGGCACGTTCCTCGCCATTGGCCTGTTCATCGGCTGGCTGGTCTTTGCCCCGCAGGCCATGGCCGCGCCCGCTTGCGGTTCCGTTGAAGCCTGCATGGTGCAGGCGGAAGGCGGAGGCCTGTGATGGCGGGCACGCGTTTCCACGAAACCAAGGGCGGCGTGATCGTAGACAAATTCACCGGTTCGACCGTGGCAACTGTCGCGATTGCCGAGCTGGATACCGCCACTGCTCTGCGGATCACGAACCTTGTCATCGACGCGCTGCACCGCGAGTTCGGTCCCGCGCACCTGGTGAACGTGGTGCCAGACCGGGGCTGACTGATTTCCGCAGGACACAAGTCCTGCCACCGAGATGGGTGCCGTAAGCCTGCACCCCGACTGGCTGGCCGCTGCCGCTCCTCCCTCCACCATCGACAGCGGCCAGCCTTTTTCCAACAGTGCCCTGATGAGGAGCTGAAATGAACATGCCCGTGGATCAGGCCGCTATCGGCGCGGCGATGAAAGATGCCGACAAGAAGCGCCGGAAGGCACCGCCGATGAAGGAAACGCAAAAGGATCGCGCTGTGTCTGATCAGGCATATGGCGTTGCAGCGAGTGAGCTGCGCCAGTTCATCGAGCAGTTCGAGCAGCTTGAGGTCGAGAAGGCTGAGGTGGTCACGCAGCAGAAGGAGTTGATGGCCGAGGCTAAGGCCCGCGGCTACGTTACCAAGATCATGCGCAAGATCATCGCACTGCGAAAGCGCGACAAAGACGACATCGCCGAGGAAGAGGCCATCCTCGAAATGTACAAAGCCGCGATGGGGATGGCCTGACGATGGCCGAGATGCAAACCCAGACCGAACGGATCTATGTCGAGGTCCAGGGCAGCTTCGACACCAGAGAACAAGCCGCCCGGCTTCTTGACGGGGTCGCTGAGCGCCTACGGGCCGGGGATTGGCAAGCATCCAACCCGGTCGGCGCTGATCCCTACGTCACGATCACCAGCACGGATTGACCCTTCCGGTGCCCGGCGCCGTGCGCGCCGGCATCCAGAGAGGTCACCACGCGAAAGCCACAGCCATGAACCGCCTTAGCACCCCACCCGCTGCCGATCTCGCCCAGCTGCGCGCTGAGCACGCCGCATGGTCGCAGGCCCAATTCGGCGACGTCTCCGCAGTCGGTCCCGCCAAGCACCTGTCGAAGGAGGCTCTGGAGGTGGCCGCAGCACCGTGCGACCCAATCGAGCATGCCGATTGCTGGATGCTGCTGTGGGACATGCAGCGTCGTGCTGGTATCAGCGACGAGCAGCTGGCCCAAGCCATCCGCGAGAAGCTGGCGGTCAACAAGGCCAGGGCGTGGGGCAAGACGCGCGAGGGCGAGGCGATCGAACATGCGCACACTACCTCGCCCGCCGTAGGGATACCGCTGTTTGAAGGCCATGCGCCGGCAGAGGCAGCACGTCATGGATAATAGGAAAGTTCTATCGTCCCGGCACAGCTTCCCACATTTCGACGTCGATTTCCTCCGATCTTCCGCCCCGTGTTGGTGGATGATTGACAGCAAACACAGAGCGAACCGTAGCCACCATTGCTTTCATCCCCTGATTGGCGATGTCGGTGATGGTCTCAGTTGGGTAGACGAATCCATCGGCCTTGCGCGTGACGATGTAACGGTAGGTCGTAACCACCCTGCAAATCCAATCCGGTTGATTCTTCGTTTGACTATCGCGCGTAGCTCTATGGCTTGTCTAATGACTTATGGTTCGGCCCCGCGCGCGCTGGAGGCTCACCATGGCTGACCAGCCTTGTCTCTTTCCGCACGCCACACCAGCACAGACTCCTTACCGCCTTGGATGGCTCAGGGCACCTTGTGACCTGGTCTTCTGGGAATGGACGGAAGGGCCGCCCTGCCTTCATCCGTTCCGGTGGACCTGCTGGCGCGGCATCAAGCGGGCGAACCCATCCAAGATTAATATCGGGAAGATCACGCGGATCTCAAAGGAGCAGGACAAATGACCTCGCTCCGCGTCCTCATCGCCTGCGAAACCTCGGGCGTTATGCGACGGGCCTTCGCCGCGCGCGGCCACGATGTGTGGTCCTGCGACCTTCTGGCGGCCGAGGATGGCAGCAACCGTCATATCCGCGGTGACGTGCGGGATCTGCTGAATGACGGATGGGATCTGCTCGCGGTCATGCATCCGCCCTGCACCCGGCTTTGCCGGTCCGGTCGCCGCTGGATGTCCGGTCCGGGCAAGTGGACACCGCCAAAGCAGCTGCCCAAGGGCCGCAGCTGGGACAGCATGAAGGCAGAGTTCGAGGAAGGGGTCGCGCTGTTCACCGCCTGCTGGCGCGCGCCGATCAAGCGAGTCGCAATCGAGAACCCGGAAATGAATGACCTGGCGCGCGATCGCATGCCCGAGGATCTGCCCGCTCCCCAGATGGTCCAACCGTTCTGGTTCGGCGAACCGGCCTACAAGAACACCGGTTTCTATCTGCGCGGCCTGCCTCAGCTGACACCAACGGACATGCTGGCGGAGCCAGAGCGGGGCAGCGACGATTGGAAGGCGTGGAATGCCGTCCACCGCGCACCGCCCGGACCGGATCGCTGGAAGATACGCAGCAGAACATTCGAGGGGGTCGCGGACGCCGCTGCCGACCAATGGGGCGGACACGCCATGGAAGCGATCAGGAGGGCAGCGTAATGGGGGCACCCGCAGCGAGTCAGGCCGCAATTCAACGCGCCTTGGAAGCCGCGAAATCCTGCGGTCTGAATGTGACAGGCTTTTCCGTTTCCAAGGACGGCACCGTCCAGGTGACAACTATGACAGCGCCGGTGGACAGCGAACCCGGCAAGGTGCAACCTCTTCGGCCTAAACAGTGGGCCAAGAGGTGAGCGATTTGCGAGTTGATTTTCCGGGCCTGCTGATTGAGCGGCATCGTAACGGAACCATGCGTTACCGTGTGCGGGTCGAGGGCAACAAGGCGCGCAGGATCGCGATCCCCGTAACCCCCGAGGATCCCGGGTTTGCCAACTACTACTACGCCGCCCGAGCTGGCGAACAGTGGCAACCACCACGCGAGCGCAATGCCGAACGATCACTGGACTGGCTCTGCCAGCGGTACCTGGATTTTCTCAGCAAGATGGTCGAGGCCGGTCAGATGTCGCCGGCCACACTGAAGCAGCGACGCAGCGTCCTGGGTCGGTTCTGCGACCATACGGACGACGACGGAGATCGATACGGTGCATCGGACATGGATGCCCCCACCAGCGCGCTGGTCGCCATCAGAGATGCTTGGGCCGCCCACCCGGGCGCGGCCGACAATCTCATCAAGTCAGTACGCGCTGTTTACAGATGGGCAATGGAGCGCGGCGAGATCGCGCACAATCCGGCCGCCGGGATCTCGGTGATTAACACTGCCCCCAAGGGCGGAGCGGTGCCATGGACACCGAACGACCTCAAGAAGTTCAAGAAGGCCCACCCCGCAGGAACCACCGCCCATCTATGGCTCACTCTCCAGGCTTTCACCGCTTGCCGTATCGGGGATGCAATCTGGATCGGGCGCGACCAGGAAGTCGCCCGAGCTGGTCAGACCTGGCTGGAGTGGCAACCGCGGAAGAAGGGATCGGCATTCGTGTCCATTCCAATGCTGCAGCCGTTTTACGATGCAACGCGCGCTGCAAAGGTCGTGGGACCTTCCTACCTTTTGAGCGAGAAGGGCAAGCCATTCTCCAGCAGCGAGGCCCTGCGGGTCCGAGTTCAGAGATGGTGTGATGCGGCCGGATTGCCTGGCCGATCATCCCATGGCGTCAGGAAGGCCGTGGCCGAGATGATGGCTGAAGCTGGATGCAGCCAGCATCAGATCATGGCGGTGATGGCACACACCCAAGCGAAGACATCAGAGGTCTATACGAAGGGCGCTGAGAGGCGAATCCTTGCGGCTGATGGCGTGCGTGCGCTGGCTTCTCTGGATTGGTAACACCGACCTCAAAGTAGGAACGGTTGCGTGCCTACTGGTACCTGCAAAACCCCGGACAGCAACCACTTCTTGAACATTTTCACTCGATGCGTACCCATCGCAAACACCAAGCCGCTCGCCGGCATTTCTTCGCCCCACTGCGCACGCATCTTTCGAAGCGCCTCCTCCTCCCCATAGAGTTCGCGCCACTTGAAAAAGGTCCGCTCAGTCTCCCAGTCGATGCAAGAGTGAGTCCGGCGCTTCCCCCCGTGGTCGAAGGTGTATTTGAAGGATACGGGGGGCGAAGTCGCGGGGATCATAGACTTTGCAAACATGTCGCCCTGGTTGATGAGTTGCGACCTTCGCCGGTTCGATTTGTCCAACTCCGCCGACGTCATTCTCGGAGTATGAAATCTCACGTTGTCTGGCCTTATCAGCGCGAGAGATCGACCATTATTTAACTCATCCTCAAGAGAGGAAATCAAAGACCTCTCAACCAGTCCAAACCGCTCCCGCTGCTTCACGTTCCCGACTACGGCGAGTGTCAACGGATCAATTCTCTTGCTCTCGACCCGATCATCGTCCTGTGGGCGGCGCCAACGAACTCGGACAATATCCCAACGGTAAAATTGCCTGCTCTTATCGAGGTCGCGGAAGGCAACTGGATATAGTCGATGCCACCTGCCATTAAGATCGACACCCGCTACGCACACGGTTTCACCGTGCTTCCGCCCCATCTCGGGAGCAGCTTTAATCAGCACTACGACGTCGATTTCCTGTTCGTGGGAAGTAACCGAGCGCGCCATGTTTAAAGGTCAGACCGATACTTTCAGATGCTCGATTTTACCATTGGTAAGCGCCGCCAGTTGCTCTGCGACAATTGTTCTATGGCAGCACGTGTGATCGCGCTCGAAGCATGTGAGGCAAATGCGAAGCCCCCCGATATCTTCGGCCAAGCTTGCCAGCGCCTCCTGCGCTTGTTCAGATTTCATGTGCCCGGAGAAGATCTCGACAAATCGATCATGCTCCCCGGCGCGAGCTGCATCCCTTCCCGGCTTAGGATCGCCGAGTGCCTGGACATGGATGTAGCGGATACCCGCGGCCTCGACCGCCTCGGCAAGCGCACGCTTTGAGAAGCCCTTCTTTCTCGAGATGGGCCTCTCCCTAACGTCAACGAGCACTTGGACCGAGGCATCTTTCAGGCATTCGACATAAGCATGCACATCTGTCTTTTCGTATCCTACAGTATGGATGGTCGTGCCGAGATCATTGCGCCAGTGATGATTCAT